CTTAACGTGGAGGTCTACATCACGAAGGATTTGCTCAACAGAGTACATAACAGCACCAACTGTACTGTCATTGTCCCGCATCTCACGATACTTACGGATAGCCTTCTTGCCACGAAGCTCAGGCAGAAACTCATCAGCACGGATTTGACCGTTATATGTGTTATCACCAGCTACACCTAAGGTGGCTTTAGCTTGTGCTTCTGAGAGTTTCCGTGCCATGACTATTGGTTCCAGTAAATAGTTATCGTGAAAGTCCCTTGGCACTTGAATAAGCGAGGGTCAGTTTGGGTTTTGCATATCCGTTAAGTGAGAGGTCTGTGATAGCCCACACAAGGGCATCTAATCTATCTGGGGAGCCAATCGACCCTAAAGGTTCCCACGTTCTCATCTGAGTTTCTAGTTCGTTTAGTGAAGAACCATCTGGAGGGTTTGCAACGTGTTTAACAAGACCACGCTCGTATAAGGCAGATATTGGTTCAGCACGGGCATACTTGCCCCTAGATGCACGAACAGCTTTGTAAGGAATAGTTTCATCTTCACCATGTATAGTTGTCTTGACCATATCACCGCCTTGGTTAACCTCAGCTACGATACGATCTGCTTCATATTGGTGGTATAGGGAAATAGCTTTGTTAGCCCATCCAGCAGGAGATAGCTTGTCGGTGTAGTCACCTAACACGTAGGCTATACCGTTCACATCAATACCAGCTACGACAATCCCTGTCATGTCACTCTCAGCGTTAGAGGTAACAGCAGGGTCAAGAGCTACGACAATACGGGCTAGGTCAGGTACATCCTCATGCTTGACCTCAGCAGCCTCTAGCATGTCTGTGTTCCACAAGGCACCCTCAGCTTCCTCTAGCACCTCAGCGTAAAGCTCCTGACGACCTAGACGTGTACCCTCATACTGATCTCTAACAGCCTGTAAGTAAGTACCAGCTAGGTTAGAGGCGTTATCGAAGGTACTACCGGATGTGACGACAGTCTTAGGTTCTTTGAGGATACGACGAACTAGCTTAGTTGGTTTAGGGGTAGTCGTTACCATAATACGTGGGTGCTTACCCAAACGCATACAGAACTGCAACATATCCCAAGTGTCGATGTCTTTGTTCCAAGCTGCAAGCTCATCACACCATGCTAGTTCAAACTGAGGACCACGAAGACGTTCAGGCTCCTCTGCGGAGAAGAACTGTACACTAGCTCCATTCTCCCATGTGAGTGTTCTCTTAGTGGGGGACCACTCAGGAAACCCCATTTTCTTACCTTTGTAAGTCCTGTCACCCTTCCAACAAACAGAGAGGAAACCAGACTCACCCTTAACCATAACTCGTTCAATGTCAGAGTTAGTAGAGGCTACAGCAGCTATACGTTTAACACCACGCTTAACTTGCTCTCTTACCCACTCAACACCAGAACGGGTCTTACCGAACCCCCGTCCGGCATTGATGAACCAAGTGTTCCACTCTAGGCCCTCAGGCTCTAGCTGGTTGTCCCTAGCCCAGAAGTTCCAGTCATGCTTAAGCTCTTCAACCCTAGCTGGACCTAACTCCTTAAAGAGTTCTTCTACCTTCTTAGGTGGTAGCTGACGTAAAGTCTCAGCCGTTAGTTTTCTCTTGTTCGTCGGGGTCATTACTATCAAATCCTAGTAGACCCATCATAACATCAACAGCACTCTCGTCATATTCGGGGTCGGTGTCTTGTTCAGCTTCAACGACAGTCTGTGTGGGCGACCACCCTCCACGACTGCGTAAGAAAAACTCTTGGGACTTGAAGTCACCCTCTAGAGCTTGGTCAATGACCTTCTTACCTACTTGTCCGTTAATCCTAGCTCTCTCAGCATGGATAGTGTCACCGTAAGTGCTGTACATAGTAGAGAGAGACTTAGGAGCATCCTGTAGGTGCTGCATAGAAGCAATCATGTCACGGATACCGACACCACCTTGAATACAGTTCAAGATGTGCTTCTCTACATTCTTACTGTAAGGTAGTTTCTTAGACATGTTTTAAGCCTGTTCACTTCGTTCACTGTACGACAATAATGATATATTACTTAAGTGGGTAGCCGAAGTCCTCACTTATAAGTTACCCTATAATCCCATCGGCAAGACGACAATCCAGTTTACAAAACAGTGTAGTTGTGAGTCTTGGTTGAGATAGGGATAACGTAAGAGACTCTTAAGTTTATAACTTACGTCTCTAAACTGTACTAGTTTAATTAACTAGATAGTGTTGCATACTTAAGTATGTATCTTAAGTTTCTTACCATAACCAGTTAACCTAGTTGTAGTGGAAAACTTAAGTAGGAATCTTAAGTATCAACCCCCTTACTATACTATAGGCACCCAAAACAGTAAAAGTAAAGTCACACTTCTAAACTATTTTATAAGTTATTGTAAACCAATGATTCTTTTTTGTTGTCGTCAGGGGTAAAATACCTTATGGGGAAGTGTGTGTCACGTTATATGCGACAGTTTGACACATGTGAAAGTAAATCTTTGTTTTGGATTCATAGGTGGATACGCTCGCCCACCGAATCACCTCCGCATAATTCTAAGGGTCCCACCGGGGTATGTCAAGGGGTTGACAAACAAATGTGATGATTCGTTACAGTCTTGTAACAATTCGTGATGTATCGTTAGATAGTGGCCAATGTGCAACACTTTTGATTAGATCAGGGGAATCTTTTATTAGATAAAATCTTTTATTGACAGTAGGATAGGCCGGGGCCTTGCACCCACCGACTTGATTCGCATATTTAATCCGACAAATTCCCTACGATATTACGTGTGCAAATTACACACAAAGCATTGATGGGGTGGGATTATACCTCACGCCCTAGGAACGACACACAGGCACCGTGAGACGCTTGAACAAGTTTTGGCCCCTACCGTAGCAGAGACCTAGACTCGTTGCTGTGGCACGCCTTACAGCGCTTCCCATGCGCTATATTCAAGCCACTCATCCGCAAGCTCGCACACTCTGGAAAGTAATTCGGGTGGCAAGTCTTTAGGGTTAACGCCTATCCCCAATATTGCGATAGTCTCGACTCGCATATCTTCTAACGTGACCCATGTGGGTGAGCCTTGCACCCCGTAGGAGTCTTGCGTGGCGTTAGCGGTGAGTGTGGCTTCGATATCGTCAATTAAAAGTGTGGCATATACGAATTTGGTCATAGTGTCAGTCCTTCCGCTCTGCGAAATGATATCCATAATCGCCAATAAATACGTTATAGCCCCCGTCAATTGCCGGATATATTTCAACGGCTTGTGCGACTAGTACTAGTGCAACGGTGGTGAGTGTGATTAGAGTACTGCTCATTTTGTTTCGTCCTTATATATTGCGATTAAAAGAACAGCGACCCCAGCCGCTAGGGTTATCTGTGGCCACGTGTTGGCGATTGCGTCGACTAGCATAGTGTTTCCTTTCTTGCTTAACCTTTTATTGCATGGGGCTACACGATTCGCAACCCCTAGTGTTTGCCGTAACTGACGTTATCCGGAGAAAGCCAGCAATGGCGGCAATCGCCACAATGTCCAAAATCATAAGACTTGTCACGGGCCTTGCGGGCTTGCTTATATTCTGAAATCGACACAACCCCACGGGTCAGGTCGGTGCGATAGGCAAGGCACTCTTTCCCGTGAAGTGTCGTTTTGTCGGTGTGGACGGTGGACGTGCTAACGCCTAGGCGCTTGGCACTTGTCACGGGCTTGTCCCCCACCATTGTGGCCGATAGGCGCACCCGTAGGTTGCGTGGGATTGAGCCGCCTTGCTTGCGGTACTCTTTCACGATCCCCATTTCACGGGTTGGCAACCAGTGGTGTATCGTGGGGGTTGCCTTTGCGACTTGCACGATAGCCTTGAGCATGTCCACGGAATCTAGGTCACCGGAGTCAAACCAACGGTGGAAAGGTTGTCCGCTTTTAGTTGCCGCCTTTTCAATCTGGAAAACCATTGCGGCAACCCATTTATGGGGGGCGTTGGCGATTAGATTCACCGCTAGGCGTTGGTTGTTTGACCAGCCTTGATTTACGCTAGGGCGTAACTTCTGAATCTTGCGAGCATAACAAGAGTCGCAAACGCTTCCCTTCACTTGAGCTAGTTTATCGCCAACATTGCA